CAGGACCACAAGGTACTACAGGAGCACAAGGTAATACAGGAGCACAAGGTAATACAGGAGCACAAGGTAATACAGGAGCACAAGGTAATACAGGAGCACAAGGTAATACAGGAGCACAAGGTAATACAGGAGCAACAGGAGCACAAGGTAATACAGGAGCACAAGGTGATACAGGAGCACAAGGTGATACAGGAGCACAAGGTAATACAGGAGCACAAGGTAATACAGGAGCACAAGGTAATACAGGAGCACAAGGTGATACAGGAGCACAAGGTGATACAGGAGCACAAGGTAATACAGGAGCACCAGGTTTAACACCTATGTCCATGTCAACCGCATCATACCCGGTAGTATTTTATGATGCGAACAGCCTGTCATTTTATTATGCATCAGTAAGCTCTGCTGCAACCAAAACATTCGTCATAGACCATCCCTCTAAGAAAGACCGATATCTAGTACATGCTTGTCTAGAAGGACCAGAAGGCGGCGTCTATTATAGAGGTAAATCTGAAATTAAAAACAATACAAACGTTACAATATATTTACCCGATTATGTAGACAAATTAGCAACTGAGTTTACGGTACAAATAACACCTATTTACTCGGGTGTAAAAAATACAGACATATTGTATACTTCGGAAGTAAACGCCAATGCATTTTCAGTTTATGGGCCCAATTGCAATTTTTATTGGTTGGTGCACGGAAAAAGATGTGATATTGAAGTAGAACCATTAAAAAGCAAAACTGAAATCAAGGGAACCGGACCTTACAAATGGATATAAAACCAGAACACCAAATTATGCAAGAAACCAATAATTAATGAAAACAATATTAAACGTAAAATAATATATTTAACAATGACAACCATTGTTTCTGCATATGTAACGCTTGCATCAAAAACAACCCGCAGTACAGACAAATATGTAGAACTAGGAATCCCTTTGTTAAAAGCAAACGTACCTAAAGTTATATTTGTAGACCAAATTATGTACGACAAAATAAAAGAATATGAAAATGATAATACCAAAATTATATTGTATGATGCATCTGAAAGTTACCTATCCCAACATATGAATAAGGAGTGTTTGTCAAATTACAGTTTAGATGCAACTATATCATCAACAACAACTATAGAGTATCTTTTCATTCAATGTAATAAAACGGAATGGGTAAAAAGGGCAATAGATGCAAATTATTTCAACACTGAAAACTTTATATGGTTAGATTTTGGTATAAAACATATATGGCGGGGTGAAAATGGAAAGTTTATACAAACAGTAGAAGACCTCTGCTGCAAAAATTATAATGATAACGTTAGAATTGCTTCTATTTGGGATACAAATATAACATATAATTATAATATTTTTAATAATGTAATTTGGTACTTTGCCGGAGGTGTGTTTGGAGGAGACGCTAAAAATTTATTGGCGTTTTCACAAAAAATGAAAGATAAATGTATAGAAATAATCTTAAAAGAGAAGACGATTATGTGGGAAGTGAATATTTGGTATTTAATATATAAAGAAAGTCCAGATTTGTTTTTATGTTATAAGTGTGACCATAACGATTCAATTATAGAAAATTATTAGTACAATAAATAATTATACTTATTGCACAAATGTTATACTTATTGCACAAATGTTATACCTTATACATTATACTTTGTGATAGAATCTATATATTTTTTATCATAAATTCCTATTCGAGTTGTCCTATCCCATGTACTATAATTCATCAATACTCGTTCATCTTCAACTATTAAACTGAGGCAATATTCAATGGGTTCAGTATCAAATTTAAAGGGTGATGAATAACGCAATAATTGCATATTTGTGTCAAACACTGCTGTCATGTGATAATAATGCCGAGGTTGTTCGTAAGACACAAGATGAACCACGAACCAAATTTCACTAGTATTATCACTAGTATTATATGTAAACCCGCATGATGACCCACGAACATGATTAAATATTTTTGGAAGCTCTCTGGTTTCGACAAGTTTAATTTTATTAGACGATTCCTCCAGTTTACAAATTTGTAATGGATTCCATTTATAAACAATGTGCGTGGCATTTTTAAAGTCAACAAACACCCAATTTTTTTCACAATCAGAATTAGAAAAGTCTGGAGTAAGTTCATCCGCAACCAAGCTAGTTTCATTTACATCATAGTCGCCAGTGACAATGCCAATTTTATTATTATTATGAAACCCAGTTCCGATAAACACCAATTTATTTGTTGCAGTGTTGTTAAATATTTTAATATCTTCCACTCCGATGTATTTTCTGTCAACAAAGTTCGTATCAAACATTTTCTCTTTTATAAATGTAAACTCGTTATCAAGTTCTGCATATTTGTTAATAGTTATAATATGTTTGTCACAATTTAAATAACTACCTCGTTCCGTTATATGATAATTTACATACCTAACGTTTAAAATATAATCCTTTTTATTTGCATGTTGAATCATACAACTAGAAGACGATGTAAATGCTGTATTTTCGTCGTTAATTAATGTAGTAATTGCATTATCAAGAGTAATAACCTTAATAGGTCTCAACACACCTTTATAGAATTTCATATTACTAAATGTATTTTTGACGGTAGAATCGGTGCAACTGTTTAAATATAAAACCAATTCATCGTTAACATTACGTATGCCAAGCCATGAAGCGATAATCGTGTATTCATAATATAATTTGAAAGTATAGACATCTTTGTGTAAAAATAAATAGCTATCTGTATTACTTTTTTTTTGTAATTCCGCAATAGCTAGATTATAAAACATTAATGCCAGTTTGTGTTTAGATATTACTCTGTAATGAGTAATAATTTCACAAAGGCCCTCCAATCTATGAGGTAAATAATCATAACCATCCATCCATGTACAAATAGCTTTGGCAATTTCTCCTGTATTTTTGTAACAAATGCCTATTCTGTAGTAACTATACCACACTTCTTGATTCCACCCACCTAATTGAATACGTTTTTTATATATTTCAATAGCTTCTTTATAATCGCCGTGGTCATAGTAACTGTTTGCTAAATAAAAATAATATCGTACGTTAGTAGGTTCATCTTTGATGCCTTCGCTAAGAAGTTTAATATCCCGTTCAAACTTGTCTGATTTGCTTCCTCCGTCGCCAATGTCTTTGATAAATAATTGATGTTTAGTAAAGCTGCGCATAATATTGTTAGCAGGTATATTAATGTATTCATGTGTAACTCCACAATAACTATAAAGGCCATTGTTTCTAACGATTCTCATATTTTGATAATGAAAACTGTTATTTCCTTGTAAAATGTTAAAAGAATCGGAGGATGTCAAGCATTGTTTGTTAAAATCATTAATTTCTAATGTCATATCAGCATCCATGAGCAATATGTAATCAGATAACCCCAACGCAGAATGTAACGCAAAATTTCTATTATGGCAAAAATTTTTAAATGGTTCTGACACTATCAACCCAGGTACGTTTTTTTTAGAAAAATAATCTCGAATAATTTGAACTGTGTCATCGGTAGAGCCTGTATCACAAATACAGTAAGAATCGATGATAGTTATAACAGAATCAAATAGTCTAGTAATAATTTTGCTCTCATTTTTAACAATCATATTTAAACACAACGTTGGTGCGACGGTTGTTGTAATGAATGACATTATATTTAATTTATAATTTTAAACATTTAAATATTAATAATGTAATAAATTATATTATATTATTATAAATGGCATTTACTAGATTTAATTATGACCCATGTAGAACAGTAAAACAGCAACAGCAGGCGACAGACCCAGGGCGTTGGATTTTAAATGTGCCAGGTAATGGTTTAAATCCATGTTATATGGAAGACCCTCACATAAGAATTCAAAAATGGGCGGGAAATTTGCGCACAAATACCATCAATTTAGAGAGCGAACTTTTAGGTGTAAACCGGCGCTCAAGCAGAGATTGTTTAGGGAAAGATAATTATGAGCGATTTAATGTTAAGAATGAAGCAATTGCTTATCCTAAATGCAATACTTTATTTACAGAAGAATCAAGAGCCATTGCTCCTGCTTGGACGTTTCGTGAAGTAGAGCAAGTGGATTGGTATTATCCCCCTTTAAACCCGCAAGAAAATACATGTGTCCCTTTTCAAACCAATTTAAGTACAAGAATTTTAGAGAAAGATTATTTTACACCCAAGAGAGATTGTATAGTTAATGACTCAAATAATTATTTACCATCTAGTTTTTCTTTAATAAAAGGTAATTACATAGGTGGTCCTAATACATGCAACAATACGAATGCATGTAAATCTATACCGCAAACGCGATGACCTGATTTATCATTTTAAAAGGTTTAAAAGGTTATAAATGTTATAAATACAATATATATTTTATATATTATATATATATTATCATGGAAGTAGCGATTCCTTTAATAGCATTAGGTGGGATGTATGTCATATCCAATCAATCATCTAGAACATGTAATCCTAATACAATAAATAGAAATGTGAAAAAAAATAAGGAAAATTTTGATAACATGGGCAAGCATGCAAATTATTTACCAAATGCTATTGTTCCTCCGCAAAACTACCCGGTATCAAACCTGAACCAACTTGTAGACACTGTTCAGAATTATCCGAATCCAAATGCGGCAACTGATAAATATTTTGACCAGAATATTTACGAGCAAAAAACTAGGCATGGAATACATAATGTAGGAAACCTTCCTCAGCAGATTTATTCTATGACGGGCAATTATTTAGAATCAAATCAATTTAAACATAACAATATGATGCCACTAAATGGTGGAAAGATAAAAGGAAATACTTATCGTGTGAACGTCGCGGAAACGGTATTGGACAATATGAATGGTTCAGGGTCACAAATAATTAAAAAAATCGAACAAGCTCCATTATTTAAACCAGAAGAGAATATTTCTTGGGCTTACGGAACGCCTAATAATAGTGATTTTTATCAATCTCGAGAAAATCCTGCCATGAGAGCTTTAGGCGGTGGTGTAAAACCATTCGAAAGTGTTATGGTTGGTCCGGGCTTGAATCAGGGCTTTTCATCAAGTGGAAGTGGTGGATTCAATTCTGGTATGGAAGCACGTGATAAATGGTTACCATACACGGTGGACCAGATGAGAACCGCTAATAATCCAAAGCTTGAATACGAATTACTCAATCATGAAGGGCCTGCAAATTCAGTTATCAAGAATGCCGCTAGTAGTCAAACTTTAGGACGTGTAGAGAAACAGAGACCTGATACATATTTTATTAATACCCAAGACCGATGGCTTACAACGACAGGTGCAACCAAGGGCGAGACGTTGCGTTCTATTCAAGAAATGGGTGTTGTTAGGCGAAACGATATAGTGACGAATTATTCAGGACCAGCGGGTTCTTCAGACGTAACGGCGGGAATGGCTCCAGAGAATTACGAGCAGAGTAGACGAATCAATTTATCAGGTTGTGGCGTAAACCCATCTAGTGCAGGTGGCCACGGACCTTCAGACGACGGGGATAAATTTCTTCGCAGTCATACAAATTATGAAAATAATAGGTCTACTATTAAACAAACCGACCGAAGAAGCGGCGTGAGTGGAGCAATTGGCGCTGTAATTGCTCCATTATTAGACTTATTGAAACCTACGCGCAAGGATGAAACTATAAACAATATTCGTATTTATGGCGATATGAGCAGTAGTGTCCCAGGAAGCTATGTAAGCAATCCAAATGATACAACTAACACGACTATAAAGGAGACTACATTATATTCGCCGACGTTTAACATTGATGGACAAAAAGAAGGAATGTATGTGGATAATTATACTGCAATGGATTTAACGCAGAGAGACACAACGAGTGCTAGTTACACAGGAACGTCTGGAGGTGGTGCAACTCAATACGGAGATATGAACTACGACTCTGCCTACAGACAACATAACAATGATATAAAATCGGCTACTATAGTAAACAGACCTAATCAAGGAGGTATGCAAATATTCAATCAACAAATGAATATTCACTGTAAGGAAGATTGCAATAGATTTGATGGAAGAATGAATCCTGCTTTTTCGCGCATATCGTCTTTGCCACCGTCGACAGACACGTATGGTTCCATTAATACACCTCAATACTATAATGAGTGTGCAGGCTGTGACCGTATTCAACCAGATATATTGAATGCTTTCAAAAATAATCCATACACACATAGTTTGACAACTTCCGTATAAAAAATATGTTAATAATAATACGTTATTATTAAAATATAAAAAGACACTACAAAATATAATAGACTGATTATGATATTAAATATACATGAATCCATTAAACAAAAACTAGAATATTTTAAATCTATACATAAAATTCCCAATATTATTTTTCATGGTACGTCTGGAAGTGGAAAAAGAACTATTGTAAATGATTTTATAAAGGATATATACAATAATGAAAAGGATAAAATTAAATCATTAGTTATGTACGTTAATTGTGCGCACGGAAAGGGAATAAAATTTATTAGAGAAGACCTAAAATTTTTTGCAAAAACGCATATAAATTCAAACGGGGGTGATGTGTTTAAAAGCATAATATTGTTAAACGCTGATAAATTAACAATGGACGCTCAGTCGGCACTACGTAGATGCATTGAATTATTTAGTCATAATACTAGATTTTTTATTGTGGTTGAAGATAAATATAATTTATTAAAACCTATTCTTTCAAGGTTTTGTGAAATTTATGTTCCAGAGCCAATAATAGATGGAGAAATGGTAAACCTTTATAAATATAATATGAAACAAACGTTCAACATGAATGATGTAAAAAAACAAAGAATTGAATCGTTAAAAAAAGAATTAATAAAATTAAAAACTAAAAAATTAAGCGTTGACCAAATGATGACGTTTTGTGAAAAAATGTATGAAAAAGGGTACAGTGGATTAGACATTTTAAATTTATTGCAAACAAGCAATTTTTTAGAATTAGAAATATCTATTGAAAAAAAGTACGAATTTCTAGTTTGTTTTAATAAAGTTAAAAAAGAGTTTAGAAATGAAAGAATCATAATGTTGTTTATTTTGAATTTTTTATTTTTAAGTTCAGAATTATCTTTAGAAAATATTTCTTTTATGTAAATGGATGATTTTAATGTGAGTTCTCTTCATGAATCAAAGAATGAATGGGGATCTAGGTTGCTAACTATATTAACTCCTTTACTGATTGATGGTTACAAGTCTATTTTAGAAGAAGCTGTAAAAATTTGCAAAGATAATGACGAGATGAATAAATATTTGATGACATTTCAAAATTTTATTTCAAGAATCCCAAAATGGAATGCCAGCATTATTGAACGTGAAAGAATTCGCATTTGTGATAAAAGTGGCTGCGTGTATTTAGAAGAACTTATCACGTGTGTGCACATTATTCAACTAAAACTATTAACGTCTATGCGAGTAGGTCAGAAACAAAAAAAAATAGACATTAGTATTCCCAAATTAGACGATTTTATTCATAAAGTTTACATTAATACTGCACGTAAGTTGTACAAAAATATTTATTTGTTTGAATTAAACGTTGCGCCACTTCAAGCGCAAAAAAATAATAGAGAAATAGAGGTAATTGTTCAAGAATGTATATTAAATACCGTGAGAGAGAGCATCCCTGTAGAAGCAATTTTAAAGGCTTACATGGATGAAACGGTTGAAGAAGATATTGTTGAAGAGGTCAAAGAAGAAATAGTTGAAGAGCCTGTTAAGGAAGTTACACCTATAGTGCCAAATAAAGTTTCGTTACCAAATAATAGTTCAACTATAAACTATGACCAACTTACACCCAATAGCCGTCTAAGTTTTAATGACATTGATTATGTTAAGGACAGTAATAATAATATTGTTTCTGTAACTGCGCCGAAAACAATAGAACGCTTGGAAGAAATTGGCGAAATAAGAGCGCAACAAAGAAAACTATCCGATTCGGATGACGAAGATGATAATGAAAATGTCAAGTTAAATATATCAGCCGATTCGTTCGATTTAGGTGCATTAGATATTCACACAATAGACGAACCCAAACTAGAATTGCTGCCTGATTTATTAATAGATGAAATTGAAGTATTAAATTAATTTTTGAGTATAATTAATAAAAAAGAATCTAAATATATTGTACAGTATATATTATAAATGGAATATACATTGGTTGTTGCTGCTATTTGTGTAGTCATTTACGTTACAGCAAAATTGTTAATTGACGAAATTGATGAAATCGATATGCTTGACTCAATTGGTGTATTTAATTAAGATTTTTGCGTAAAATTAAAAATAAGAATCTGATTTTATATTGTAAATGGAAAATATATTTATTATTGCCGCTATTATTTCGATTATTTTTTTTATAGCAAAATTTGTAGAGATGCGGTTTCTTGATAAAGAACCAAAACCATTAAAATTATTAGTGAGGGATTCCCTTTTGGTATATTTTAGCGTTATTTGTGGTTATTTTATATTGGAACAAATAAAACCGTCAATAAATAGTGGCGGTTCAGGAATATCAACGCCAGTTTTTACAGATAATCCCGAATTTTAGATAATAAATAATAAATAAAAATAAATAAAAACGTTTATTTTTATTCTAACGACCAGTCCATATTTTAACAACTGTCGTAGGAAGAGATTTTTTTTTAACATCTTTTTCGTATTCTGAATACGTATACCCCCATGTTTGATGTCTATGAATACTTCCCAATAATGATTTTTTTGCAGAATTTGCCAATTGTGGATATTCTGTACAAAACAAACAACCGAATATTCTTTCTAATGCACACCTATCAGCTCTACATCTAACACAATTAATTAGATTTGTTATTTTATATTTATTTTCTAGTAAAGTTAAAAAATTATGGTTGATAAAACTTTGCACCCCAAAACAGCCATACCATTTTTCAAATGGCATACCTAATACTACGTTGTCCAACATTAGTTTAGAATGTATATTGTGCGAATTTTGTAAACTGCTTATTATTCTTGCTCTATTTGCAAGGTCTTCTTTGTCTGGAAAGAAAAACCAAAAAGGTGCTACTTTTATTTCTTTTTTAATAAGGTTGTCAAAATTGACTCTTTTATGGAAAAAAACACTGTCGTGTAAAATAATTGCATTTTCAAAAAATTTCTGTTTTAAATAATAATAATATGGCAACAATTCTCCTCTACCTGGGAATTCGGACTTAATTATTTCAATATTTTTGTAGACAGCTTCATCTTTTACAAATTCTGGATTGCTATTATCGTCTATAATGACGATTTTTCTGAAAGGATATAAGTGTCGTAACAATTTTACAGAATTGTTCCAGTATTTATTAGTTTGTTCACAACGAACATGTCTAGTAAGTATAAACCCGTACGTCTGCATATTTATATTAATTATTATAAATATACTAAATATAATGCAACTAATGAAAAACACTTATTTACACATAAACCGGTATATTGTCAATATTAATGACATCACTTGGCACAGTTCCTTTAAAATTAGAAAAGGCTTTGAATTCTGGACGTTCTAATTGCGCTTGGGGTGTATGATTATGAACACATCTCGAAATCATTTTATATAATTTAAAATCGGGGTATCTATCAGTGCCATTATTTTTATAAAGTAAATTGATGCCTTTATCATCTAGACACCATTCAACTATAAGTCGTTTAATAGGGTCGCATTTTTGCAAATCTTTAATTTCATCTAAATCATCGATAAGATAATCAAAAATGGAACATGCTAATCTGCATAAATCAAAACTAAAATTAGGTTCGAGTCGCGGTTTTTTTTCGTTAAAATATGGTTCAGTATTGTATTGAGATGCCGCGTCTTCGCCAGTTTGAAAACTATCACTGCAAAATGTCTGCCCATTTGCTTTGTAAATACTTCTTCCAAAATCAATCATTTTAAAGATTCTTCCAAATGTGGGCACTTTGTAATTTTTATTTTTGTAGCAATAATAAATAAACTTTTTATTTGTGTAATTATACATAACATTGTTAGTATGAAGATCGTTATGCGTAAAAGAAAATGCTTTTTGATATGTAATTAGAATCATAATTATCTGCATTAATGCAGAATACCATTCGTCATTTGTTAGTTCATTTGACAAAATGAGGTCATCAAACGTGTTTTCACAATACTCCATACAAATTACTTGTACAGGAAAAGAATTAATACTGACGTCAATTCTTTCCTCTTCATCATCATCAGCATCAGCGTCAGCGTCGGCGTCATCGTCATCGTCAGCGTCATCGTCAGCGTCGGCGTCATCGTCAGCGTCAGCGTCATCATCTGTGTCTTCACCATCAACATCTTCATCAGCGTCTTCACCGTCAACATCTTCATCAGCGTCTTCGTCCTTTTCATCTCCGTCAGATGTATGAGATGACCTGGATGAACAAGTTGAACTACTCTTAAGAGTTACATTATTATCATTATCATTTGCTGTCAGTTTAGTAACCTCAACTAAATCAGATGACAAATCAAATTCTTCCAACGCACCATTTGTATCCTCAAATACATTTTCAAATATGTCATCATTAAAAGAACTAATAGACGTAGTTGTCTTTACACTCGAGTTGTGTATAACAATAGGTTTCAATTTGACGGCATTGTTATTAAATAAATGTTCATAATCGCCAATTTTAAACAACGTATTCTTGTTTTTATTGAAAAAATCAGAAGTATTTAAATAATCAATATCATCAAAAACATTTATATTAAAGTTATTTTTGATTGCCAAAAATGACCCATAATAATCAACTCCATGAAAAAAATTGTGTTCATACATCAAGTGACTGTTTAAAAATAAGAAAAACCCGTCAACATAGGCCGAATTGTTATAATCTATAAATTTAGAATGTGTATTCAGTTTGGTTGAACCCAAACCAGGTAAATTAAATAGATTTGGGTCTTGTGTGTTATATTTTCCTATTAAATATTTATATGGGTCTAGTAAAGGAGCCATTTTAAAAAACACTTCTTTTTCTTTCGTTTTGTCATTATTAACATTTTTAATGGTACAATTATATAAGTTGTTATTGGCATCGCGTTTATTATCATTCTTAATGTTATAAATACACCATTTGTGGTTAAGATTAATATTATTGTAGTTCGTTTCATTCAATGTAAAAAACCTATTATAAATGGGTATGTAATTTTGTATTTTAGAAAGATTAAGCGTATTTTCTTTCTCTAAAGATTTAAAAAGTTCCACATTTTTCCTTTTTTGATAATTCACGTTAATCATCATCATTAGCTAATTAGTATATAAATTATACACGTTTTTAACTTATAATTTTGACTAAATAACAAATGTCGAATTGTAAATAATCAATTAATTTAGCATTCGTGTAAAATATTAAAAAAAACTTTATAAAAATAATAGATATGACATTAGAATTAAAAAAATTTGATATGAAAAGTATTAGTTTTAAGGCGAATGAAAGTAAAGGGCCTGTCGTAGTATTAATCGGCAAACGTGACACAGGCAAGAGTTTTTTAGTAAGAGATTTACTTTATTATCAACAGGACATTCCTATTGGGACGGTTATTTCAGGGACTGAAGAAGGTAACGGGTTTTACGCGAAAATGGTGCCGAAATTATTTGTGCATCATGAATACAATACGGCCATCATTGAAAACATATTAAAACGACAGCGAACCGTATTGAAACAAATTAAGAAGGAAATAGAAACGTATAAACGAAGCACTATTGACGCGCGCGCATTTGTAATTTTGGATGATTGCTTGTATGACGCTACATGGACTCGAGATAAGATGATGCGGCTTTTGTTTATGAACGGTAGACACTGGAAGGTCATGTTAATCATCACAATGCAATATCCCCTCGGCATACCACCCACGCTCAGGACAAATATAGATTATGTTTTTATTTTGCGTGAGAATTATATAGCGAATCGAAAGCGTATATATGAAAATTACGCTGGAATGTTCCCCACATTTGAGTCCTTTTGTCAGGTGATGGACCAATGTACCGAAAATTATGAGTGTTTGGTAATTAATAATAACTCAAAATCAAACAAATTACAAGACCAAGTGTTTTGGTACAAGGCAGATAACCATAATGACTTTAAACTTGGGTCAAAAGAATTTTGGGAATTGTCCAAGAGTATGAATTCGGACGATGAAGATGAAAAGTATGACCCAGGCTCGGCGAAAAAGCGCGGCGCAGGCCAAAAGATTACCATCAAAAAGGCAAATAAGTGGTAGAAAAGTGCTCATGTTATAAATTAAGCGCTTTTGGAAGAAGAAATTTGAAACAAGTGCTTTAAAAATTACCGTTTTTATATAAAAAAGCAGAATAACTACTTAAATAGTATCTTATAATAAATGTATAATAAGATGCAAGAGTTAAATGTCGTAGAACTTATTGAAAAAAACCCAATCACAAGGCTTTCAAATACATACAATAGTAAATTATTGAACAAAATTCAACATAATTTTACGGGATTTGAACAACAATTATTCGTAAGTAGCTTTTATTGTTACTTGAACTATGATAAAAACGTTGATTTTGCAGTTGACTTGGATGAAGTATGGGAATGGCTGGGTTTTAAACAAAAAATAAATGCTAAAATGTTATTAGAAAAACATTTTAAACTTGATGTAGACTATAAAAGCGATTTTGTTGTAACAAAAGCACTTTTGGCAAAGCAAAACGGTGGTCAAAATAAACAGACTATACTGCTAACTATAAAATGTTTCAAGTCATTATGTTTAAAAGCACAGACAAAAAAAGCATCTGAAATCCATGAATATTATATGAAATTAGAAGAAGTATTGCATGAAATCGTAGAAGAAGAAACCGATGAATTGCGACTTCAACTAGAACAAAACAAAAATATAATTTTGGAAAAAGATACTACCATTATAAACATAAAGAAAGAAAAACAAAAAGCAGTAGAACAAGCAATTGTCGTGCAATTTCCCGTAAATACCGAATGTATCTATTTTGGAACGATTGATAATACAACCGAAGCAGGAGAGAAGTTAATTAAATTCGGCCATACAAATGACTTATCAACTAGACTGGTAGACCATCGTAAAAAATACACCAATTTCGTTTTAGTTAATGCTTTTAGAGTTCAAAACAAAGTAGAGATAGAAAATCTAATCAAAAATTATCCAAAAATAAAACGACAAATACGCAGTATAGAAATTAATGGAAAAAATAAAACCGAAATAATTGCATATGATGTCAATAATTTTACAATTGAAAAATTGTCTAAACACATCAAGGATATTATTCATTCAAAAACATATAGCATAGACAATTTTAATAGAATAATGAAAGAAAACGAGGAATTAGAAAATGAAAATAGAACGTTAACCCAACAAATAAAAACGAAGGATAGTTACTTGAACTATAATAAAATTTTAATAGAAAAACAAGTTGTTGAAATAAATCGCTTGAACGAAACTCTAGAAAACCTACACAAAATCCTTGCATCCATAAAGC